CGTGAAACATGCAAGCAAGTATAATGTCTGCATCAGATGCTGTAACTTTGACATCTAATGATTCAAAGTTGCGCTTCATAGCTAACCCTGTATCTATTATGCGAACAACGTGGTCTAAATAGCCACCCGCAAAACAGTTGTGATAATTTGGTTTGCTTGAAGCTGGTGCATCTATGATACGATCTTCAAAGTGATCGTACAACTTCATTATGTTATCTTTCTGCTCACCTTCTGAGCAGTCGTCCACATAACCCATTAACTTGTCCCAATTGAACATAATTTCTTTTGAGTTCATTTTATAACCTTTATTATTTTATTGCTTATTTTCTTGTAAATTTTTCTGCAGCTGTAACACCTAAACCAACGATTGTTATGTACATAAAGTTTTCTAATATAACATCCTTGATTTCAAATTGCCAAAATGTATTAGCAACCCAACTACATACAAGCATAAAAAATGACGCAAATCCAATGCATCTTTTGCTGGATATCTTAGCATCACTTGATAACATTTCTTGTATGAATCCCATTTTCTTTCTCCGGTTTATTCCCATTCATCAGAAGCGTAGTCGTCAAGACTATCATCTTCTGGGTTGTTTAATATATGTATTGCTCTTTCTATTAATGTTTCGTCACTCGAGTCTATCGAGTCTTGTAATAAGTCTATAACGTATTTAATTGTATCCTCTGAGTATTCTAGTACGTTCTCACGCCTCCCCCAATTGTCCTGGGATGATATTTCCGTGCTTTTCCAATTCATCTTCAAGCTCCTTTATATCGTTAATCTTAGATGCTATGAATTGCATCATCTCTATATAGTCCTTTATATGTATTGGATTTTTGGATTTTTGGTTAGAATTGGTTGGTATGTTTCCCATCTCTTGATTTACGTCCATCATTAGATCATCCATTACCATGGATACGTATCCTAATGTTTTAGCAAACTCATTATGGTTATGTAGCATCTTCATCATTAATCTTTTGTTTTCACCCAACATAATTTCAATGTTTCGGATCCTATCTTCTATTCGTTTGTCATCTTGCGACATGTGTATAATCTCCAATTCTTATATATAAGTATGATTCACATTTCATTCCAACGTTATTATTTTCCATTACTCTTCCTGTCGTGCTCGTATTTTACCAGCTCAACAAAAATCCAAGAACCAAATCCTATAAGAGCTATAGGTATAAAGTTAAAATAAATTGCAGTTAATATATCATTCATAAGGTCCATCCCATTATTATAAAGTGAAAGTAGCAATATCCTGCTACAAGAATTAAAAACATTTTGAAATAATCCCACATCTCATCTGAGCGTGTGTACTTAATGGGACGTCGTTTCTTCTCTACCTTGTCCCAATCTCCTAATCTACCCATATAACATCCATTGTATTAATTTATAAATTCCATACCAACTTGCAATAGAACATCCTGGAATAAATATTAACCAGACAAAGGCCCTCTTCCACTCAAGACTTCTTTTTAATTTATGTTCCACAGCTTGAGCTTGTATGTGATTTTGATATTCTACTCCTGTGCGCTTCTTAAATAAACGAGCTACTTCTTGTGCATCTCTCATTGGATTCATTCTATTACCCAACCTTCATTTAATAAGTTTTGTGCTTTTTTATATTTTAACACTTTGACTGCGTCACCCTTCTTCAGTGTAACAAGTTGATTACGACCAATCTTTTTTTCTTTTCTAACTACCGTCATGTTATGTCGTCTATCAAACATTAGGATACCATCTAAATGATCTATCTCGTGTTGAACACAAACACATTCAAGTGTTGCGTGTTCATCATAACCAGCCTCAAATGTTGCTGGCTCATCTAGATTATCAGCTTCAACTGTAATCTTTGAGAAGCGCTTTGTCATAACTACCTTGTCCGGATAAGATAAACAACCTTCGTTGTAAACTATACTACCTTCTGAATGTGTTATTTTTGGATTAATAAAGTATAATGGATAGTTGACATTTACAGCGACTACTCTTTTATTGATACCTATCTGTGGTGCAGCAAGTCCTACACCAGTTTTGGATTTAGCTAGTTCCTTTAAAAGCTGTGCAGCAATTTGTTCACCGTCTTCAATATTGTCAACTGGAACTGATACATCTTTGCCTGTCTTTTCAAATTCTTCATTTATTAATATCACTTAGCACTCGCTTTCTTTATAGCTGCTTTTTTCTTTTCGTATCTTGCAATTAAGATTTGCTCTTTGGTTCTGCGCTTAGCTTTCTTTTTGGGTTTTATTATTGTAGGTGGTAGTGTTCCCTTTAGTTCTACCATTTCTACACCTTTGTGAAAAACGTTTCCACTCTTATCAACAAACTCTTTCATAAAGTGCCAACCAGCAGGACGACCTGTCCTAACTACTCTTGGTTTGTCTTGATTTGGAAACAGCTTGTTCAAACTATGATGTAGATCATAATAACATCGAACTGATTTTGTTTCATCTGCTACACTAATGTAACAGCAACCGGTTTGACATTGCATATAACGAACTCCTTTTTCAATGTATTCATTTGTTTTCTTGTACTTGGTCTTCATGTTATATAAGTACGTTTATTCATAATAAAACATACTACAATTTTTTTACACGAGACAACAGTTAATTTAATTATTTATTTCTTTCCATTCAGCATCGATCACCGCATTGCAGAGATACAATGTATCACCATTTCTAAGTATTGCTTCAGCATTCCACTGTTTCTTCAATTCTTCATAACCTATTTCAGTATCAGCGCTTACAGTACCACGAACTAGATACATTGTATCCTGCACGGTGATGAGACGCATTAACTGATTTTAACGAACTTCTTTTTAGGTGCTACCGGTTCCATTTTAGGAACTTCAATAGAAAGAATTCCATTCTTAAATTTGGCTTGTATTTCATCCCCATCCAATTGGTCACCTAATTGGAATGAACGCTTAAATGAGGACGACTTCAACTCTCTGCGCAACACTTTCGCTTCCGCATCGTCAGTGATACTATGTTTGTCACCACTGATAGTTAAGACACCTTCTTCCACTTCAACGTTGAGTTGATCCTTATTAAGTCCAGGAATCTCAGATACTATCTGAACTTTGTCATCATACTCATATACATTTACTTTTGGATAAGCTGATCCTTCAAAAGGTTTTACTCCAACAGTAGCATGAACTTCAGGAAAGTTCGTTTCGAACATACTGTCAAATAATTTATCAAAAGGGGTTAAAAAAGAATCCCTGTCGATTGCAGGGAATGGGTTTCGGTTTAAGACTACTTTAGTCATTTTGTTTCTCCTAGTTTAGTTACTATTTTAGTCAACTTCGGATTACCCTCACTTGAGCTGTAATCCTGTTCTCGATTATATATATCAAGTTTTTTTAAAAACATATAATTTTTTTCTCTTGTTTGGTCAATCTGGGTACTAATTATTTATTGTAATTAATTACTTTAATTGCTATTGTTTATTTGTTACTTTTCTAAAAATTTCTTATTCATTGTTCTAGCAACTTCCATCATGTTAGTAGCATCTACGAATTGTGAATCCACACCATACATCGTTTTGAAATCTCTCGTCTGACTATCTCTTTGATAATCTCCATCTTGAATAAAATAACTCATAAGTTTGATTCCCATATTTCTAATCTCGTTACTCATCTTACGTGTATGCTTAACAGCAGACTCTCCACAGTAGTATATGTCTTTGTTATTAAACATTGGCATACCATCTGAATAGTTAATGAAGTAAGAATCCATATCTCTGCTAGTAGGGATAAGATCTTTCATTATAGCTGCAAAAGTCAAACCTTCAGGAGTAGTTCCACCAGGTTGTAAGTATTTAAATAACTGCTTTATCTTGTTCAACTTATCATTTCTAGAATCATAAGCTACTAATATAAACGGGCTATTATTTTCAGTAGTTCTTACTGTAACTGTCACTCCAATGTTACCAGCCATATCAGCAGCTTTACACATCGCAACAGCAGAAGTCATAGCTTTGTTCCAACAAGTTCCACCCATCGAACCAGAGCCGTCTATAGAAAGATGTAAATGTGCTTTTTTGTAAGTATCTGTAAATGTTTGACTAAACACGTTAGCGTTACCAAATCCAAGCTCAGATATTAATCTACGATCAATTCTACCAGCATCCTTACGAGTATACTTTAGAGTTCTTTCCTCACCTCTAATCTGTAACTTACGACCAAGTATTGAACCAAGTCTAAGACCTTCTTCAACAAAGTTATATTGACTATAACTATCATCTCTATCATAAGAGCTACCATTCCATTCACTACATACTCTAAACTGATTTGAATCGACAACACTCTTAGTATAGTTTCTAACTACTGTACACTTAACATGCTGTTTAGTACCCCAATGGTTATCAACAGTCACATCTTCATAACTCGCACCAGCTTCTTCAAGAGTCTTCATATCCTTCTTATCTTTTTTAGACATCTTAGTCTTCTTAATATTACCATCGATAAAATCTTTCTGCTTATTGATAGCTTTATCAAGCATACCTTTCTGACGATCTGACATCATGTCTGCAATCTGACCGTCTGAAGTATTACCACTTTCTTCCTGACCTTCTTCACCAGCTCCATTATTACCTTGACCTTCTAACGACTCATCACCTGTACCGTTTTCATCACCACCCGATTCGTTGCCGTTTTGAGAATCACCTACCGCTTCAATATTATCTTGAACAATCTTATAAACTTTCAAAGCTACCTTCAAAGCGCTTGCTGTATCTTTAAGACGTGCAATCTTAGGAAGGTTAATTGCTTGATATATTTCACGAAGACCATTCAAAGCACTAAGATCAGTATTAGTATTATGTAGGTTAATAATTCTAAAGATATAAGAATCCCAATCCTCTTCTCTATACTCACCAGATTTCAATCCTTTATCAATACTCTTTGAATAGAAATACTTATCATACATTGAATGATAATAACCTTTATAACCAGGTGATGTGCTAAAAATATGCCAATCGATTCTACGATCTTCTACATAATTTAATATACTTTTAACATTAGATAAAACTTCGTTTCTTGATAATCCAAGCGACAAACCCTTCTCATACATTTTCTCAGATATATGAGTGTCTAAATCTTTTAACAAATCAAAATCTGAAAGTAGAATATGACTACCTTCGTGAAGAGCTAAACCTACAGCTACATCAAAATTCTTATCATTAAGGTTAGCACCGATAACAACTTTATCACCGGTAGTGTAAGAATCATTACCATCAGTAAACGTAACAGGAATATGATGTCCTGTGACAATATTTACAAAGTTACTAATAGCTCTTCTATATCCAGCTAAAGCGACAAGGTCACGTTTATTAGTGACTGCTTCCTCAACACCTAGAAAAGCATCAACAGCATTAGACTGATCCGAATCAATCCAAAACCTTGAATATTCATTTCCGTTTGTATATTTTGTTAACCAACTCATTAAATAACTCCTTTTTAACTTATCTAACTATACGCCTAATATCAACGCGAGGCAACAGTTTAATCCATTATTTGTAAAATAATTATTACAGCCGCTAGCACTATACCAAGTACGTTTTTCCACGAAGGCAACTCATGTAATAGTAGAAAAGTAAATAATCCAAATATTATAGTCCCGATACCAAATCCAATTAATCTTATATTCCAATAGTATCCAAAATGCTCATACGACAGTTTAGTAGAATAGAAAAACAATAATGAACACGGTATAGCTAATATTAAAACATATAGTGGATGTCTCATTATCTGTGCAAACTTTGGAAACACATAATGTCCTTGTAATTGAAAGAATGCAAATATGTTACCTATCACTAGAAATAATATAGACCAATTTAACTTACTCATGGAACTCCTTTATATTTAACGCTTATAAGTAGAAGCTACCTCATTAAGAGGTAGCGTCTTCTACTTGCTGATCTGTAAATAACTCTTCATCTGAACCATCACTGATAAACTTCTGTACGATCTGCTTAACAAAAGTTCTCTCAGAATCAACACCACCGGTATTATCATACTGTGGGTAGATTGTTATCTCAGCAGCTTCCATTAGACTAAAACCGTCATATAAAAGCCCTGCAATCTCAACTGATGTACGAGTACTAATCCCACCATCGATTCTTGGATTCTCATTAAGAGCTTCCATCCTAGTTAGATGAGCGATAGAAGAAACATCTTCTAATACACTACTATCTACGTGTGGAAACATATAGCTAAGTAATCCAGCTTCTTCTTTATCATTAAGAAGATCCATTTCAATAACAGTGAATCTATCTAAGAGAGCTTTATCTAAAACTCTAGTAGCAGTATACTCGTTACCAATATTAGCAGTCGCAACAAAAGTAACACCAGGTGCAACAGCTACTGTCTCAGAACCATCAGCTTCGTCTAATCTAAGATAACGCTGACCTTGATCAAGTACAGGCATTAAGATATTCCAAGCATCAGGATGAGCTCTAGTCAACTCGTCTAACAAGATCACAGCATTAGGTGTCTTGATAGCTTTGACAAAAAGTGACTCAGCAAAGTAAGTACCTTTATCTTTATCAAAATGAGTATTACCAATTAATGTAGAACGCGGATCCTGAGTCGCACCTAAGTTGAAATAAAAATCAGGACGATCAAGTGCATTTACCATAGCCTTTGCAGCCATAGTCTTACCCGATCCAGCAGAACCTGTCATCATAATATTCTTACCACGAACAGCAGAGCGAATCAGATATTTCCACTTTAGTTCATTCATAACCAAACCCTTAGGTTTCAATCCATAAGAATTGTGAATATAATTCACAGAATCTTCGTGACCTTCAGGAACTTCGATAGGTTCTGAATGAGTAGGAACGCTAGTAGTATCAACGAACTCTGATAGAGGAACAGCTCTCCACTGCAACTTACCAGCAGGTGTTTCTACATACTTGATAGCATGATTTTTCTTGTAGGCATTACTACGCGCTACAGGACGTATAAAAGACGAGTAGTCTTTACCGTTCGCATCAGTAGCGATATAACGGTTACCAACCTTCTCAACTTTTACAACTGTGTTTAACATTTCATTTGATTTCATGTTTTTCTCCTTTTTTAACATGCTCTACTATACCCCAAAAAACAACGCGAGGCAACAGCTAATTTTGTTTTTTTTCATTTTTTTTCTTTCCAAATATCTTATCCCAATTGTCATCGAACTTCTTCTTATTCGACACTCTGCTCTTATCACCCTTGCCGGCATTTGAATATTTTGTTTTATTTTCCTTACCCATTAAAGTGTCCGCCGAGCAGATTCAATGTCCGATATATATGACTATATAGTTCTCTTACCATCTTCGAATACAAACTTAACAACAGGAAATCTTAAAGACTCAATACCATCTTTATCTTTAGACTTCTCAAAGTATTGTACAGTAATATCTTTACCAACGATAAGCTCAGGATTGTTGTAGTACTTTTCTCTATCAGCTAAACTAAATCCGGATCCGACAGAAACGATATTTCCTTTATGCTCTATAAGAACATTAGTTAATGTTTCAATAGTCTTCTCAAGACCGGTTTCTTTATCTATCATACGAAAAGGCCCAACCTCAATATCTTTAACTACATACTCATCATCATGCATCTTCTTGAGCTTTAGTAATGCTCTAGTTCTTTTACCTTCGTAAGGTGCATCCGCTCTACGAATCATATAACCTTCCCAACCGTTATCAACTGCATCGTCTAGCTTTTGTACAGCATCTTCTTCAGATGTAATCTTTTCCATCTCTAACTTATTAATATGCTCACATACTGTGAAAGGCATAATCCTTCTCATTCTCTGTTCTGTAGTTCCTTCGGAAGAACCTTCGTCAAACTCTTTAAGAGTTAATGCATCGAACACGATGTATGTTGGATCTTCGATAGTATAATCTTTACGTTTAATCTGACTAACAATAGACTTATAGTCTTCATTACCGTCACTATCAACGACACACATTTCACCATCTAAAACAAAGTTATCTGTACTGATGGATTCTAACTCTTTCTTGAGTACATCTAAAGTAGTAAACTCATTACCTTGACGTGAGAAGAATTTTACTTCTCCGTTCTGTTTACGAGCAATAACTCTAACACCATCTAACTTCCTAGAACCTAACCAAGTCTCATTAGTCCAATCAATCTTATGTGCATGATCTTCAAATTTTTGAGCTAACGCTACATCAAACTTTGGAATAAGATTTAACCAAACTTTATTGATAGTAGTGTTAATTCTACATTCAAGATTCTTATCAAGAATTTTGTAAATTAGATGAGTCCAAGTATCTTCTGTATCCTGGATAAAAGCATTAAGAGTAGCAATAGCATCGTGACCTGTAAGTTTTCTGCTAGCTAAATCATCTAGGATATCAAACAAGTTATCATATCCATCCCAGCTACCTACTAAGTCATTCTTCTTAATAAGCTGAGAAGACTTTACACCATACTTCTTATAAGGATTGTATGTGTATTCAAGTACCTTCTTGAGATCAGGATACTTTCTAAGAATATCCATTTTCTCATTTTTTGAATTTGTATCGTTGAGCTCGTCAACCATTTCTGATAATCTATAAAACATTTAATATCTCCTTTTTTAACATGCTATACTATACCCCTTAAACTGACGCGAGGCAACAGTTATTTTATTAATTTTTTTCAAGATGTTCTTCCTCGAGGTATTCCTTTATACCTACAAGTGCCTGAGCCAATCCTAGTTCAGTACACTTTACAATAGGTGTTCCATCTTCTTCACAATCGACTATTTCTAACACACCTTCAGCTACTAACCGTCTAACTCTATCCTCAAACTCTTCAGCTCCAACATGCTCTTTTATCTTCTTATTAACTTCCTTGATGCTATTCATAAGTAAATTCTCTCTCCTGTGTTTACTATCTGTTGATACCACTCTCCTTCATCATCGTGCCATACGTATGGATCTTTTGGATCTTCTGTCCATCCTAGCTTAGAATAGTATTCGTAATCCTTACGCAATAAGTTAGCTCTATGAGATGAGTGGAAATCCTCTCTACCTAACCAGCTTGGCATAACTATCCAATGTTGAATGTCATACGGCTTCATGTTATTATTATAGCCTCTATCTATCCACTCTTGTATTATGATATTTGTATAATGTTTTAGAGCTGGTACATATTTTCTCCACATAACGCTACAAGGATGATGCACCCACCCTTTGTATGGTTTACCATCCTTACGTGGTTTCCCTACTATAGCATTTATGATCTGCATACCTTCTACTCTCTGCTTACCCAGACGTTTGTAGTCTAACGCTTTGGCAGATTGTTTGAAATCTGGGTACGGTAAAAACGTCTGCATTAGAAATCTCCTGGTGCTACTTGGAATACTGTAAGACCTAGATCTCTCCACATATCTACTACCTTCTGTCTGTCATCTACAACCAGGAAAACATTATCTATATCAAATGGAGCATTATCTAAGAACTCTTTCTTGAGTACCTCATCCGGCACAAATCCTCTAGTCTTATGTGGTCTCATAACGAGACTGTGAAATGGTATCCTGTTATGTGCTAACCAAGATCGAGTAGTCTTCTCTGTTACATCTGATCGACCTGAGAATATGTGTATCTCAAAATCATTCTCTGCAAACATTCTAGCAGTGGCTACAACGGGATCGTTTGGTACATCTAACTTAATGTTATCCGGATTGTGAAACTCATTCCAGTTTATCTTACCGTTAGGTTTCATACAAAACTCTCTACGTTTATCTATAAGCGCTAGAGTACCGTCTAGGTCGAATATAACTATATTTTTGTTCATAGTGGCTCCTTGTATATAATGTGGTGACCTTCGCCAAAAATCTCACACGAGACAACAGTTATTTTATAAGAAATATATTTAGATGCATATTTATATAGGAGTATGCAACCAGACCACTTCATTATAGAATGGTTATGTCGTTTGTTTGTAATACTCTTAATATACATTTTATGCAAATTGTGGTGGGATAATACTTGAATCAAGCAGACAGAAAAGAGTTCGAAATTATACATAATAAGATCGACAACATAACTCAATCAATACAAGACCTAAAACGTGATATGGGACAAGCTCATCAAAAGACAGATGAGTCATTACGGTTTCTTAAAACCAACCTATTCGATCCACATTCAGGCCTATGGGCAGAAACAAAAGAAAACACTCAGTACAGAAAAGACTCTACCAAATGGCGTAGTGTAATTGGTGCTGGGTTTATAGGGTTATTCTTCAAACACATATACGATTATATGTCATCTTAAAAATCTAATCAAAAACTATTAAATCTCTTTAACTTTTTTATTCACGATAGTGTATTTATCAATGATAGAACTAACGCTAAACTGGAGAATGCCAATGAAAAGGAATATGTTATGTTTAATACTAATGGGCTCATTGATAGCCCAATCTAACTCGAAAGAGAATCAATATCCAAAAGAAATAGTACCCTTTGAAATAACAGAACACGACATCGCTGATATAGAGTTTCGCAGAGGTGGTGAGATGTTAGTAGAGTTTGAAATAACTGAAAGTGGTCACGTCGAGAATCCTGTAGTAATCGATAGCTTCAATACACACTTCAATATAGTAGTGCTGGATAAAGTAAGACAATCCCGTTACACTCCAGCAAGACAAAATGGTAGGCCTGTAAGAGTAAAATATAGATTGCCAATAAAGGTTAAGAAATAGCTTCTGGATTATGGGGCTGTAGCTCAGTTGGGAGAGCGCCTGGTTTGCATCCAGGAGGTCGCAGGTTCGATCCCTGTCAGCTCCACAGTTCCTGCACAAGCAGGTCTAATAACTCAAGCATAAATACAAACACGAGTATATCCATAAGACTGGGATCTGTAAACGATTCAATCATTCCTCTTCACCCCAGTCGTTAATCACCTTTGGATCATAGTTAGCTTCAACATACTTCATAGTCTTTGCAACTAGTACAGAAGCTATTCTATGACGAACATCCTTCTGGTCCCACTGAGCCATTCTAAACGCATCAAGCAGGACCTCATACTGTCGTAACAATTCTAACCAATTATGGGCGTTATCCACAGCAACACCCACAACCGCAATTTTCACATGTACACATAATAATTCTCCAAAGTTTGTATGGTTATATATAAGTATAGAATTTAACTTATTCCGACCACAAGATATTTATTAGCGGGTCGAATAGACCCATCTTTAATAACTAGTAGGAGAATGAACATGAAAGAAGCAATAGCAATGGTCAAAGGATGGATAGATGACTTTATCGACATCATGATGTCCTTTGTAGCTGTAGGCGCTATGTCTGAAGTAATATTCGGATCTGGCATCTTCGGTGTAAATGTTATTGGTAATCTAACAGCAATAATAGAGAAATTCGGTCAGGCCGGATTCTCAGGCTTGGTCGCTTTATTGTTGATAGTTGGAGTATTCAAGAAGAAGTAATTGAATGATCCATATTAGTTATATAGTCAAGGGGCTTGAACAATAAAAGTTTAAGCCCCTTTCTTTTTATATAGTATGCACGCGTCTCACGCGAAGAGTATATAGCAGTTTCCCTATAGCGAAAAATTGTGGTCAAAATGTATACCACTTCAATCGCTTCAAGTACCACTTTAGCTGTTTGGAAAAACCGTATCAAGATTGCACGTTTACCACTGTCGTCACGTCATGGTTTGACACACGTGTTGTTGAACTGATTTTGCATACTGCTGCACCACCACTGTGGGACGTAGTTTGACGTTACGAATTTACAAATGAAAATATACGTGAGACAACAGTTTTTGGAAAATATTGGTAATCGTGTTACTTAAAGTATTACTTTAAGTGTTTAGGATCCATGTAAATGCATATAGTGAAAATTGGGATCAAAAATTTTTGTTGACGACATGTCGTATACAGTGGTTGGTTTGTAGATCCAAAACTAGAACACCCCAGCCAAAAGGAGTGAAGCCGGGGTGCTCTTTTTAATAGTCTCCAGAAGATTTGAGTGCTTTTACATGCATGCAATCTAACAGTGGTCTATACCCTAGACTATTATATGTTAAATGATGGTCGAGCTGCTCTGGTGATTTATATGTACTGGATATGTCAATTGAATGACTGGGTATGTACAATACACGAGAGCTAGCTCGAATACTTTGGATCCTATATAATCATCTTCCATCCCATTCGTTATAGATCCATGACTCAAGAGCCTCTACTATCTCATCGTCTCTATCACTCCATCTTAGAGTACGATCAAGACTATTCCAGAGGATCTCATTATTCTCGTCATGTACAGAATCAATTCTTACTTCGTCCATACTATTAGTATGAAAATCAACAGAATACTCTGAGGCTGGCTCTAAGCCAGCCTCGACTAATAAACTTCCTATATCACCCGAATAATCGAACGTATGAACAATACTATCAGGCTTGATAAGAACGTTGGACATACTACTTAGGCTCCAACATAGACATTGGAACATTATACAGTCTACCACCCATATCAACAACACATCTAGTCTTGTTGACTTTATCAATAACACCAGCAGTACGTTTGCTCTTTTGAACAACCCATACATCCATACCTTTCACTAGGTTAGTCTTACACTTAATAACCTTCCAGTTATTAATCTGCTCACTCAGCTCATTAAGCTGTGCGATATTTAACTTTCCTAACTCATTTAATATCATATCCATTATTTTACTCCTTTTTAACTTATATAAATATACTCAAAATTTTAACGCGAGACAACAGTTATTTATGCCCAATCCTTAATATACTCAATCTTAGATTCAAGGTAAGCAACAATAGCTTGTTCAAGAGTCATATTCTCAGCCATGAACTCTTCTACTTCTTTAGTAGGATATGTATCATAAAAAGCATCACACATGTCAACTTCAGCATCCATATCATATGCAATATCATTAACTACTTCATGCATGAACTCGTCGAATTCACCATCATTCTGTTCATCAGGTAAATATGCACTAGCATACTCAGCTATATCTTCAGCTGTGAAATCTAATTCTTTTACTACATCTAAATTTAATACGTCCATTTCTGAACTCCTTTTGTTTATATTTAACTCATTTAACATGCCTAACTATACGCAATATAGCAACGCGAGGCAACAGTTATTTTAAGAAAAATGAAACTTTTTTTAGACACTCGCTTCAAGCTTTTGTTTAAGTGTACACCACTATATGCACAAAAAAAAATTTTCGCGACGTGTGCGTGTCCTAATAAATTACAGCTATTATATACTATCTTTTATCACTGATCATAGTGATAGTGTAGTAGTTTTGTAGTTCGGCCATGTGGTATTCAATAATTATTGTATCATTGTCTAGTAGTTTATGAGTGTTGTGTAATATAGCGAAGCTCGTCGTAAGACGTACACTTTCCTCAGAGATTAGCTATATATTTGCCGATGTGTACTGCGATATTGTGTGAAATGTATAACAATACTATGGCGATACCAAATAGAAACCATTCTGATTTATACCAAGGTGGGTCAGGTAAGTCGCCTGGATGAGGTGTATACCTCTTCACATCATACGCTCGAACTCATCAAGCTGTTCTCGTTTACGAGTGATAAGCTCTGACGTGTGCTCGACCTGTTCATCTGCTATATGGTATAATTTTTGTGCTAATAATTTTACAAATTTAAATGGAACGATAGCGATTGCTAAGGTCCATATAACCACCGGAGCGAGCCACCTTTCGATAGAACTAGACATTGGAGTCGCTCCGATTAATTATATTTTTGGTACTACTTGCACTCATCGACTGATTGTTTCCGATATTGTGTAACAAGCTTCTTGACTTCACCAATAGCTTTACGAGCTCTACCACCCGCCGCTTT